CTATAGCACACGAGTAGAGACTTACTATGTTGATGGTGTAGCTCGTCCTCAGTGGGGTGTTGGTTCGCTTATCACATTCCAATTCATGGATGAAGGAATCTTAGAGCGTGGCGCAGAGACAATTCGCGCAGCGATTGATCTACGCAAGGCAGCAGTTATCGCAGCAAGCACTCCAATGCCTTCAGGTGTACTTCGTAACAATGGAGCTGACCTTGATCCTAAAGAAGTTGCAGGATTACTTGCTGCATGGAAGAACGCTCGCCAAAATCGTGCGACTGCTTACTTGACATCTACTCTTGAGTATCAACCAACATCATTCTCACCTAAAGACATGATGTACGACAGCGCCCAGCAATTCCTCAGTACGGAAATTAGCAGATTGTGTAACATCCCTGCTTATCTCCTATCTGCTGAAGCAAATCAAAGCATGACCTATGCGAATGTACTTGATGAGCGTAAGCAATTCTATTCTCTATCTGTAGCACCTTATGTAAATGCTATTCAAGATCGTCTTTCAATGGATGACATCACTGCTCGCGGTAATGCTGTGCGCTTTGATGTTGATTCAACATTCCTCAAGACAGAGCCAATGGAACGCTTGCTAGTTATCGAGAAGATGCTTGCACTCGGTCTGATTACTCTTGAGCAAGCGATGGAAATGGAAGACCTAACACCTAACGGCAGCGAAGGAATCGAATAATGGAAAAGCAAATCCTAACCTTCTCGTCTGAACTGACTGCGAATGTAGAAGAACGCACAATCTCAGGCAAGATCGTTCCAGCAGGAACAGGGGAAGTCGGAAATACTTCGGCAGGAAAAGTTGTGTTCGAGCGCAACGCAATTCAACTTCCTGAAGATCCTAAGACCATCAAACTACTCAACCAGCATGACATGAAGCAGCCTCTTGGTAAGGCTACATCTTTTACTGTTGATGAAGATGGCATCTATGCATCATTCAAGATTTCACGATCTAATCGTGGCACTGAAGCTTTAATTCTCGCTGAGGAAGGGTTACAAAGTGGCCTTAGCGTAGGCGTAGAAGTTATCACTGCAAAAAATAAAAGCGGCGTTATGCATGTATCTGCCGCTAAATTGTTCGAGGTTTCATTAGTGACAGAGCCAGCATTTAAGTCTGCTCAAGTCATTGATGTAGCGGCTGAGGAAACTCCAGAGGTCGTAGAAGAAAACATAACAGAAAGCGAGACAGCTGTGGAGAATACTCCAGAGACAGTTGCAGCACCAGCAGTAGAAGCAGCAGCGGTTGAAGCTGCTCGCCCAACTGTAGTGACAGCAACTACATTCGTGCGCGAGCGCGTAGCACCAATCACATCAGCACAATACCTAGAGGCAAACATCAAGGCAGCTCTTGGTGATGACGAAGCACGCCGCACAGTTCGTGCAGCAGATGACTCAACATCAACAAATACTGGTCTAACTTTGCCAACACACCTAAACACTTTCCTAACAGATACATTTGCAGGACGTCCTGCATTTGACGCTGTTACACGTCAAGCATTGACAGAAACTGGAATGTCATTCACAGTTCCACGCCTTTACACAAACGCTGGAACACCTAACGTTGCTCCAACAGTTGCAACAACAGGTGAAGGTTCTGCACCATCAGAAACAGGGATGACCTCAAGCTATGACACAGTGAGTATCTCAAAAATGAGTGGACTCAATCGGGTAAGTTTTGAGCTCATCGACAGAAGTTCTCCTGCGTTCATGGAGCTTTTGATGGCTGAGTTGCGTAAGGCGTACGAGAAGGCAACTGATACTGCATTGATTCAAGCCTTTATTGACAACGGAACAGCAGCAGCAACAACAGCAGCAACAGCAGCTGGATTGCAGTCATTTATTGCAACAGAAGGCGCAGCAGCATACAAGGGAACTGGCGGAGACTTCGCTAACAAGCTTGTGGCAAGCACCGACGCTTGGGCGGCAATTGCAGGATTTGCGGATTCAACTGGACGCGCTCTGTATTCAGCTCAAGGCGCAACACAGAATGCATCAGGCGTTGCAGTGGCAACATCTGTTCGTGGCGGCGTACTTGGCACAGACCTCATTGTCGATCACAACATCTCAGCATCAGGAGTAATTGACAACTCAATGTTCCTTGTTGCACCATCATCTGTGTATGTATGGGAATCCCCTCAGACACAACTTCGTCTAAATGTGTTGCAGTCTGGTGAGGTGGAAATTAACCTCTACGGCTACTTAGCAATTTATGTAGCGAAGTCAGGTAAGGGTGTTCGTAAGTTCAACCTAACTTAATAAAAATAGGTAACTAAGTCGCTCTGAGGGGTAGTAGCCCTCTACCCCTCAGAGTCTTTAGAAAGGATCAGGATGTCACTCGTAACAGTCTCAGAGCTTCGCACCACTCTCGGAGTGGGTACGCTCTATCCTGATGCAACCCTTCAAGAAGTCTGTGATGCTACAGATGCAGTCCTACTGCCTATGCTCTGGACTAATGCAACCTACAACATCTCACACAGCAACACAGCAACAACAGGCACACTTTACTTTCAAGACAAAGTAGAGAAGGTCTTCTATGTCGGACAGACTGTAGTCATTACAGGCAACGGCTCAAAGCACAATGGATCAAAGACTCTCACTGGAGTAGGCGATTACTCAATTACTTACAACATCACAGGCAACAACACTCCAGCAGTAGAGCATCCAGTTCAACCTTTCGGCACAGTAACCGCTGACACTTATGTGGACTGGTCACTCGATGCCGCTATCCAAAACGCAGCCCTTATGGTTGCAACAGAAATCTGGCAAGCTCGCACAGCCACATTAAGCGGATCTAACTTGGTCGATTATCAGCCAAGCCCATACAGAATGTCTGCACAGCTTTTGGCGAAGGTGCGTGGCTTGATCGCCCACGCGCTTTCGCCATCATCAATGGTGGGCTAATGACAACACCCATCACAACCCTGCGCACCACATTAGCAACAGCATTAGTGGATAATACAAAGTACCAAGTTTTTGCATTTCCACCTGCAACAGTCCTTGCTAATAGCGTGATTGTTTCTCCAGATGATCCATACATCACGCCTAACAATAACTCTCAGATTTCAATTAGCCCGATGGCGAACTTCAAGCTGGTCATCTGCACCGCTTTATTCGACAACGAAGGCAACCTCAATGGCATAGAAGATTTCGTTGCTACTGTGTTTTCTAAGTTAGCGGCATCATCTTTGGTCTATAATGTAAGCGCAATCAGCGCGCCTAGTGTTCTCAACGCTGCTAGTGGTGATCTACTCAGCTGCGAGATGTCCGTATCAATCCTAACGAGTTGGAGCTAACCATGACCGACATGGAACAGTGGGAAAAAGAGCAGGAAGCTTTCTTGATCAAAATCGGTCAGGTTAAGCCAGCAGCAGCAAAGCCAGTAACTAAGAAAGAAGAGGAATAATCCGATGGCAGTTTATTTAGCAAATACAGGAGTTCTAACTGTTAATTCGGTAGATCTCTCAACATTGGTCACAAATGTGGTTATCAACCGCAGCTTTGATGAGCTGGAGGTCACCAGTCTGGGTGATTCTGGGCATCGTTATGTAAAAGGTCTAGAAGCCTCAAGCATCCAAATCGACTTCCTGAATGACCCAGAATCTGCTAAGACACTACAGACATTGAACAGCACTTGGGGAACAAGCGTTACTGTAACTTTCAAGCAGACATCTGCTGCAGTATCAGCAACAAACCCACTTTACACAATGACATGCTTGATCAATAACACAACACCTGTAAATGGTGCTGTTGCTGATCTATCAACACAGTCTGTAACATGGAATGTTATGGGCACAATTGCAATCACAACAAGCTGATTACTAACTAACAAAGGGGCAAACTCATGGCAAAACTAAAAATAGTTCGTAATGATGGAAGCGTTATCGAGGGCGAAATCACACCTGCTGTTGAATACTTTTTTGAGCAGCAAACAAAGATGGGGTTTCATAAGGCGTTCAGAACCGAGGAGATGCAGTCACATGTTTATCTCCTTGCCCATGAGATTATTCGCAGGTCGGGTGAAACTGTTAAGCCTTTCGGGATGGAGTTTATTGAGACACTTAAGAGTGTCGAGGTTTTAGACTCTGACCCTTTAGCTTAAAGCGCGATCTTCCGTTCACCTATCTAATCGCTAGGCTAAGCATTAGATTGGGAATCGCGCCACAGCAGTTACTAGAGTTAGACAAGACAATGCTCGATGCACTTGTGCAAGGGCTCAAGGATGAAGCGAAAGAGGTGAGCGATGCCAGCAACCGTCAAAGGCGCCGTAGAGCTTAGAAAAGCCCTCAGAAAGTTCACTCCTGATCTTGCTAAAGAAACTCAAAAAGAGATCAAAACAGCCTTAGTGCCGATTACTAAATCTGCTAAAGGTTATGTCCCTGATCGTAGCCAGATTCTAAGCGGATGGTTGCCTCGTCAAATGTCAGAGGCAACCTTTCCCACTTTTAATCCTTCGACTGTAAAGTCTCAGATTGGCTATAAGACAACACCTTCAAAGGCAAATAATAGAGGCTTTAGATCATTGGCTCGCGTATTTAACAGCAGCCGAGCAGGTGCTATCTATGAGCGCATGGGCAAGTTAAGCCCGAATAGTCGTTTCGTGATTAACCAGAATGATAAGTTTAAGGCAGACATGAAAGGCAAGAAAGCCATGCAAGGCCGCTTGTTGTATCGCGCCTATGATGAAAACAATGGCAGAGCCAGAGCAGCAGTATTAAAAGCGATTGAGGTATCAGCCTCCAATCTCAACAAAAGAGCAAGCGTGAGAGGCTAATCATGGCAAATGTAGTCATTGACATCGCAGCAGAGTTCACAGGCAAAAAAGCCTTCAAAGATGCTGAAACCTCTACGGAAAAACTGACCAAGAATGTTAAGCGATTAGCTGGAGCAATCGGTCTCAGCTTCGGTACTGCTCAAGTCCTCGCTTTTGGCAAAGCAGCAGTTAAGGCATCTTTAGAAGCACAGGCTCAACAGGAACGATTGGCTAACCTTGTAAAGGTTACTGTTGGTGCTACTGATTCACAGATTCAATCTCTTAACGAGCAAGCAGAGGCTTTACAGCGTGTAGGTGTTGTTAATAAAGAAAACATCACTCAGACTCAGTCACAACTTGCAACATTCAATCTTCAGATCGACACAATCAAGGCTTTAACCCCTGCCATCCTTGATTATGTAACAGCCGAGAAAGGCGCAGCCGCCTCTGCTGATCAGTTCAAGCAGATGACTAATGGCTTGGCTCAAGCCCTCAATGGTAACTTCGCATCTCTAACAAAGGTCGGTTTCGTCCTTGATGAGCAGACCAAGAAGACCATTAAGTCAGGTACAGAGACAGAAAGAGCTGCGGCTCTGGTCAAGGTGCTGGATTCTACCTATAAGGATTTCAACAAGAATCTTGCTAACACTCCTACTGGTCAAATGCAGAAGCTTGCTAATGCAGCCGATGATGCTAAGCAAATTATTGGCACAGGTTTGCTCGATGCTCTCAAAGGCTTAGGTGAAGACGATAGCGTTCAGAGCCTAGCTGATAACATGACAAAGTTTGCGACAGAGACAGCCAATGTCATTCGCGGCATTGGTAAATTGATCGAGAAGTTCCAACAACTCAATGATAAGGTGCCTAGCTGGTTAAAATTGGATGTTGGAATGGTTCCCATTGTTGGAGCATGGTGGCAAATTGCTAGCGCTGCTGGAACATTAGCTGCAACTCAAAAGGCATCTGATAACCAGCATCTTCAATCTTTACAATACCAATTTTTTGTCATGAGAAAATCGACAGATCAAGGAAGAAAACTAACAGCTGAAGAACTAAAGCAATTAAAAGCAAAACGTTTAAAAGCAGCCATTGACAAGGCTAACCTTGCCCTTAATAAGTCTGAGGAAGTCTTTGACATGGACAAGATCCAAGTTGCAGCAGCTTTAACAAACCAAGCAGAGCAACTAGGCAACGCAACTAGCGCAGCACAGGTGATGCAGATTGCTAATGACACTGCTCGCCTGAATGTCAAAAAGTCAATCCTTGCATTAGAAGATGCTATTGCCGCTAAGGACGAGGCAGCCATTATCGCTGCAACCAATAAGCTCAATGCTGACCTTAAAGTCCTTGATGCTTTAACTGGTCAAAACACTAAGCTCACTGCTATTAAATCTATCCTTGATGGTCTAAAGCCTAAAGAGTTAATTGACTTAGACAATCTCAATAAAGCACTTGCCAAGATTCAAGAGATGCTTGACTTGCTTTCTAAGGCTAACGCTCAGTCTAAAGCCCCTATCCCTACAAGCGGCTCTCTCGGTTCAGGCATTCCAGTGGGTGACTTTATTGCTCCAATTAGCAAGGAAGTGGCTAAGGCTGGATCAACTGCAGCACTTCTAGAGTATGCAGATGCGGCAACTGAGCGAGCTAATGCTTTTGCTATGTTGCAGGAACAACAAAACTATGCAGACTATCTTGGCTTGATTGACTACCAGCGCACAGTGGGAGACCTTGGTGGCTACAGTCCTTACATGAACAGCGGCGCAGGTTATGGAGCAGGTGCGATCAGCATCGTCAATAACTTCGGAGTTGTCGGAGACCCTAACTCAGCAGCAGAATTGATGAACCAAGTGCTTCAAGATGCTGTAGATCGTGGAACTCTACGAGGTGGCGTGACTCTATGACATGGCTACCAGAGTGGCGTGTAACAGTAGGTGATGATGTCTATACGACTGTCACCTCTGTTTCCTATTCTTCTGGTCGCTTAGACATTGATCGACAGGCTACGGCTGGCTACTGCCAAGTAGAAATTATCAACACAGACAATTCACCTTTCACCATCAATGTCACAGAGCCAATCACTCTAGAGCTTAAGAACTCATCTGGCAGTTATGTCACTGTATTCGGTGGCGAGGTCTCAGACTTTAACATCGGCGTGAGAAGCCCTGAGGAGTCTGGTTACATCACAACAGGCAAGATTCTAGGCATTGGCTCATTGGCTCGTCTTACCAAGGCTATCTATAACACAGCACTGGCAGAAGGATTAGACGGCACACAGATCGCAGAGATTCTAGGTTCAGCCCTATCTCTGCCGTGGGATCAGGTGACACCAACTACCACATGGGCAACCTATCCAGCAGATGTCACATGGGCTAATGCAGAGTCTTACATCGGCACAGTGGACACTGGCTTCTACACCATGATCAGTCAGGCGGCACAGCCTACTGTCAAGTCTCAAACCCTTGTGGATCAGATTGCCACAAGCGCACTGGGTCAGATCTATGAGGAGAAGGATGGCGATGTCTCTTATGACGATGCAGATCATCGCTCTAACTACCTTGCAGCTAATGGCTTTACTAACCTAGATGGGTCTTACGCAACCCCTAGCAGTATCACATCTCAGACTCAGATTGCCCGTATCCGTAACAGCCTGATTTACAAGTACGGCACAGGATACGCCTCGACCTACAGTACCTCTGATTCGGACTCTATAGCCTCTTACGGGCTCTATGAGCGTTCCTTTGAGTCTAACATCAAGAACCTTGCAGACATCACTGACATCGGCTCTAGAGAGCTTAATCTACGCAAGAACCCACGCGGCTCACTAGGAGCGATTACCTTCCGCCTAGACAATCCAGACATGCCTGATTCGATGCGTGATGATCTGATCAATGTCTTCTTCGGTCAGCCTGTCCTTATCCTGAACCTACCAAGCAATCTGCTAGGCGGTCAGTTTGATGGCTTCGTGGAGAACATCGCCCTTCGTGCCACACCGACATTCGTGGACATTACGCTTTACATCTCAGCGACAGACTTCTCACTATCTACCACACAATGGGAAACAGTATTGCCAGCCTCACTCATCTGGACTGGCGTAAATGGTACACTTACTTGGACTAACGCGACTGGAGCATTAACCTAATGGCAACTACTACCCCTAATTATGGCTGGACAGTTCCTACATCTAGCGACCTAGTTAAGAATGGCGCAACAGCCATCGAGACACTGGGCGATTCAATCGATGCTTCTTTCGCAGGTCTTACAGTCAATGCACAGACTGGCACTACATACACAGCAGTCAAGGCAGATGGACTTAACTCTATTGTCACGATGGACAATGCCTCAGCCAATACCTTTTACATCCCAACAGATGCGACATACGCATTTCCTACTGGCACGACTTTGCTTGTGTACATGAAGGGCGCAGGGGTTACAACAATTACTGCTACAACCCCCGGCACTACCACAATCAACAGCGCAGGAGCGACAGCAGGATCTCCAGTCCTTGCTCGTTATAAGTCAGCAGCTTGCATCAAGGTCGCTGCTAACTCTTGGATCGTAGTCGGTGCAATTGCCTAATGTTAAATACTTTAGCGGGCATTATTGCCTCTAGTGGTGGTGCGGCAGCGGGTGGTGATTTTGAGTCTATTGCTACTGTAACTGTTGGATCAGGTGGTACTTCAACAATAACTTTCACAAGCATCCCATCTACCTATAAACATCTACAGTTACGAGCTTTTGGTCATACTAATCGCTCAAGCGGTGGCGTAGCAGATGGCACTAGATTTACATTTAACAACGACAGCGGTAGCAACTACACAAGCCACAGTCTCGAAGGTAATGGCTCATCGGCTTCATCTTTCTCAGATGGTACAAGCCAAGCAAAAGCAATGGTT